AGAATTGTTCGGTAGCTGAAGCAGAAAAGTGGGCTTATTCTGATAAAGATTACGCAACAATAATAGAAGGTTTATTAGTTGCAGAAAAAAACTATTCTATTCTTAAAGGCAAGTATGCTAACTTACAAAGCTGGGTTGATCTTTATAGATCATGGTTAGTAACAAATAGAGAACTGAGTCGTTAAATAAATGATAAGAAATAAATATCAAAAAGAATATAATTTAAAGAACAAAGATAAAATAAAACAATCTCAGTTAGCATATTATTTAAAGAATAAAGATAAAATATTAAAAGCAAAGAAAGTTTATTACTTAAAAAATTGCAACAAAATAAAAGATTATTCAAAAAATTATCGTTTAAATAACGCAGATAAAATTATAGAATATCGTTTACGTAATAAAGAATATCAAAAAGAATATAACAAAATATATTGTCCAAATAATCGCAATTTATTTAATGCACGTGAAGCTAAAAGACGTGCTACTAAATTAAATGCTACACCTAAATTTGCTAATCTTAAAAAAATAAAAGAGATATACAAAAATTGCCCAAAGGGTTTTCATGTAGATCATATAGTACCACTTCAAAACAAGAACGTATGTGGACTTCATGTTGAATGGAATTTGCAATATTTAACTGCACATGATAATCAAAAAAAATCAAACAAATTAAATTAATGAATGAAAAAAATTATATTCAGAATTTTAACCATGAATCTTATGAAAATCGCACAAAGAATTATCTTAACATTAGTGAAGATCGTTTCGTTCAGTATTGCAATAGTCGTGGCTATCTTTATAGGAAGCTTGGTCTTAATGCTGTTAATGATTCTCAATCTTTCGCTGAAAGTGTTATACCTTTGTTTGCCAAACTCCCAACACTTATCAAAGCTTTCCCAGACTACTTCGTATACGCACCTAAAGAAGCACATAAGCAAGAGCAGTTCTTTGTTGAATTAAAAAATGCAACTTGGGAACATGGTAAGACTTTAACTAAGATTAAAGTTAGAGATGTTAAAAGATATATTTATTTTGAACAATCTTTTACAAACTATCATACTAAATTTACTATCTGCTTTCCTTTAGCTGATAAGATTATTTTTAAAAGTGTAGATCAAATATTAAAGCTACTACCAAAGTCGCAATTAAAAAGCTTTCCAAATGATGGTATAGAATACTTTGAAGTGCAGTTAAGTTAGTGAATAGTATTTGAAATATCTTCATAATAATCGTGCCAACCACATTCTTCTACTTCAAATTCAACTCCTGTAATTCTAAGTTTCTTAACTTGTTTTAATGAAGCTAAAAAAGAACTAGCATTTACAAAGCAATCAGTGTCAAAGAATCTGCAATAAGCTATATCTTCTTTTATACTCTCATCATTTACTTTCACAAAGCTTACAGCATAAGTGATTAAGTAGAAGTTCATTTTTTAGTAAATGCGTCTATACTTGGTTTAAGTCCATAGATCGCACCAAAGATACCTACTATTAACCATTGATACCAAGAAGGAAACTTACCAAAGTAATCAAAAAATAAATCTAATTTAGATTTGATATTAATATCATCACTTATAACTGCGTATGATAAAACAATAATCGGAATACAAACCACAATCAAAACAAATTCATCTTTCCATGACTTGTCTTGTTGGTCTGCTACATCTCTTTGATATTCAATTTCGCCTTTAGCCATACGTTCATAGTATCTACGTTCAGCTTCAGATTCTAATAGTTCTGATTGCTTATGATTCTTATAAATCTCAGCACCAGTTTTAACTACTGTAGGTATGATGTTCCACCACATATTAATCTATTGCACAAATGTTTATCTGACCAGTACCATCACCACCTTTGATGAAAGCAACTTTATCGCCAGATTTAAACTTAAATAAATTAACAGAATCTTGTGTTAGCATAACATCATTTTCTGTAGCTGTAGGGTTAGCACCAAATTTAATGTGTGCATGAGTTCCTGATATTGATATTCTAATTGTTCCTGAACCTGTTATTACTGCTGATGATTGTGCAGATGTAGCACCAATAGTGTGTGTTTCAGAGAAATAATCTGGGTCTATTGTAGTTATTACGTAATTTGACATATAAAACTCCTTAAATTTGCCTATTTAAACCATCAAAATACCCCTAAATTTTAATGTTATAGAAGTTTTTAAGATAATGCTCGTTTTAAAGCCACAGTGCTTTAAAATGCGTTTAAATCGGTTTTTAGACTATTTGCTACTTTTAGATGAATCTATTAGCAGTTCTATGTAGTGTTTTGCCTTTTCTAAATCAGCAATACCACCTTTATCCTTAAACCTTAGAACATACTTTATAACGTTACCTTCACAAAATCCAATATTATTTTTAACTATAAACTCAACTGGTTGTATTTTGTATTTTTTGTAGTGGCTTCCACCAACTTGTTTTTTATAAGACTTCATAGACTGTTCTTCCATTAGCTTTGTATGCTCTTAAATACATCTTACGATTATTACCTTTGTTGTATGAAATATGAACCCAACCTGAATTAGTTTCTTCTGGTTTCCAAAATTCTAAAATACATTGGTCAAATTCTAAATTATTAACAACCCAATCAGCTAGTTCTTTATTAGGTACTCCTAGAACTTCGCAATCAACAGCTTGACCAAGAGTATGTTGGCTAGTTAAAGAACTTCCTATAGCTTTGCATAATTCAGGAGAACGATAGCCAGATGTTATTTTGATGTCGCCAAATTGATTTATGATTGGATTGATAACTTCGTAGATTAAAGTTTGTAAGTTAATTAGGATTTGGTCTGTTGGAGTATTGTCTATTCCAAGTCTTGTAGCTGTTTCTGAAAACAGTAATTCTTTTAAACTAACTTGCCTATCCATTTGCCTTCTTTGTTAAGTACCATTGGCATTAATCTTGGAGTAGAATCTACAATCATTCCACAACCCATTAAAAATTTAGTTTTAAAATTCTTTGAATAAGTAAATGCCATATTTGTTTGTTGGATTAAACAACCTACTTGCATAGCAAAAAATAGTGCATCAGGATTAGCCCAGTATTCAATCTTGAACTTAGAATGGAAGTGTCCCTGAACGCAACTCATTCCATTAATTTGAGATACTTTAGTTACATCAGCAGATATTCCATGAGTAAAAAAACATCTTTGTTTATTTGGAAGTGTAAGAGTTAAGTTGTCTTGCCAGTTCCATTTTTTAACATTTAAGAACTCGTTATATTCTTTTAGATAACCTTTAGGTATTCCTGATTTAATTGCTCTACGATAAACTAAGCTAGAATGATTTGAGTCTAGCAAAGTCATTACTGGGAATATTGATTCTAATTCTTTTATAAAATCTTTTGCTCTAGCAAGTTCATGTCCAGCAGAAGCTAAATCTGGGTTATGGTCGTGGAAGCTAAGTGCGTGGCAATCAATCTCATCACCTATGTTTATAATTGTATCTGGCTTATATTGTTTTTTAATTTCTTTTAGGAACTCAAAGCTATCTTCTCTATGATATGGAATATGCAAATCAGATATGACTAAGATTCTTTTATTCATTACTTCCTAGTAGTTGTATTTGTCTTATTTGGCAAGAAATATTGTAATCAAAGCTAAAGATAAACTTCCAGTAGCAACAAGTATAGACCAGTAAAGGTTCTCTACCTTTTTTTCTAGTTTATACATTGATGTACTGAGTATTCTTATTTCTCTTTTAATTCCTGTAATATGCCCCTTGAAAGCTATTAACTGTTCGTTCTGTGTTCTTGCCATTGTCGTTTAAGCATTTGCAAGACTTTAGCAAGAGACACTCACCATTTGCTAGTTTGAAAATGCACATTAAATTTTTGTGCAGTAATATCAAACTATTGTGTTTTAATAAAGTTATTTTTTGTAAATGTTTTGAACTAAGTCAAAATAATTCTTCCAGTATGATTTTGCATCTTCAAAAGCATCTGCGTAGAATTTAGACCAGTAGTTCTTAATGTCAGAATAGTTTAACATTGAGTTCTCCTTTGAGTAAAAGTTATTTTCTTCAGTCGTATATACCATGAAAGATATATAATTGTGCAACGCACAATTTTCAAGACTATTTAATGTTTAAATGTTCTTTAACTGATTCAATAATATATTTGGCAATCTCAAACTTCCATTCCAAATATAATCCTAAAATAATTCCAATTATAAATATAATCATAGTTAATTATTATGCTGTTATTTTGTTAATGTCAAAACCTTTAGATTTTAAAAAGTCAATAACTTCAGAAATAGTTTGTTGTCTTATATATTCATCTCTTATTTCTTGTGAAGTAGGTTGTGGCAAAGGAGAATCCCATCTATCTATAATAAATTGTCCAGCACAAGTTAAATCAAAACTAGCATCAGGTGCTAAAGATTTCATTACTGTATTAATACCCCAAGAAAAACCATTTTCATTAGTGTATCTTTTTATAGTTGCTTCAATAGATAATTTTCTAACTGTCATTTGAATTGTTTACCAGTTACCCAAGTTACCAATGAATTTCTTTCACCTTTAGTTACTGGCATAACTTCGTGTAACACATAAGAAGGAAACATAATTAATGTTCCTTGTGTTTTATCCATAAGAGTTCCATTTTCTTCTCCATCATATAATTTAAGTTCTCCACCTTCGTATTCATTAGAATTTGTAAGTTGAATAGATATAGATAATTTTCTAACTGGTAAATTCATTCCTCTATCAATGTGCTTACCATATTTACCAGATGGTGATTCGTAATTAGTAAATTGGAACCCTTCATTTATTCCAAATAAATCAAACTTAAAAAATCTTTCGTTAAGATTTAATGTTATATCAGTAACTCTACGAAATACCCAATCCATATTATCATTTGGATATAACCAAGATATTTTAGAATCTCTCACATCAGATTCTCCTTTAGTTTTTCCTTTAATTAAACCTTTATCTTTTGCTATATTAATAATTGTTTGGCATTCTTCTTTTGAAAATGCGTTATTCCAAAATGCGTAAAGATTTATTTGGTCTAATTCAAAATTCCAAGATGAATTTTCAAATTTAGTTTCTTTGATTGCTTCTGACATTTGCCTTCCTTTCGTTTAATATTATACTTCTACTAAATCCCAAGTTAATGTTGATTCGTTCCAAGAATATTTATTATTATTTTGTGGTTTAGCAAATGGTGCTTCCCATAAACAAGTATCTTCGTTTAAAATCCAAGAATTAAAAGGTTTTTTTGGAATAAAAGCATCTCTATCTTCATCATAAGTCATACCTATTCCTGCATGATTTTTCCTTAAAGGAATACCACCATTATTATGAATACCACCATGAGTATTATAAGAAGTTTGTTTCCATATAGGATAACCAGTTAATTTTGTTAAAAAATCTATACCAATAGATTCTTGTTCTATTCCATTAGAATCTTTTAATACTTCATTATTAACTGAAAGAACTTCTATTACTTTTGAATTTAATCCTATTTTTGCAAAACTAGCCATTATGCTGTGTAACTCCCTGAACCATTAAATTGTAAAATTGTATTACTACCAGATGTTGTAACTGTTGGAGAACCTGTTGTAGTTGATGAATAATTTGCAGTTGGTAAACTTAATATAACAACACCTTTTCCACCAGCAAAACCATCACTAACACTACCATTACTGCCACTACCATTTCCTCCACCGCCACCACTTCCAGTATTAACTGTTCCTGCAACAGCAGAAAGTCCAGGAGTATGAACACCACCATTCCCACCACCACCAGTTCCTCCTACATTCGTAGAACCACTTGCTCTTGTTGAGCCACCACCTCCACCTGCTCTTGTAACTGAAGAACCAGTTATTGAAGAAGCTGTTCCATCTCCACCTTGTCCCTGACCATCTGTATTTCCAGCTTCACC